AAGGTCGCCATCAGCTCGGCGGTGATCCGCTTCCTGATGTTGTAGATCATGTGTTGAGCGCGAAGAGGTGACTCAGAGCGCTCGCTTTTTGGGATGTCTGACATGCTTCGTTATCTCCTTATCATCCCGGGCCGCAAGGGCCCGGGGATTGTCGATCAGTAGATCAGGAAAGCCGGGCGGACGCCGATGGAGGCCGAGGCGTTCCAGTGGCTGGCATAGCCAAGGGCGTCGACGAGGCAGAAGTACGCCGCCGACCGAACATCCCGCAGCCACCAGTTTTCCCTATTCGTGATCAGATCCGGACGCGCCTGGAACAGAGCCAGCTGACTCTTGTCGATGCCGGTGTCGTAACCATTCTGCGATCCGTCGCCCCAGGCGTGGGAGCCGTAGACCATGTGCTCATTCATGAGGTCGATCTGTGTGTCATACCAGGACCAGCCGGAGCTCATGCCGTTGCTGACAGCATTGGCCAGGAGCTGGCGGTGGGTCAGGATGTGATCCGCGCCGAAGTCCTGCTTGATAGTCGCCAGAGCCGCAGCCAGGCCGGAGGTCTTCATCTTGCTGCCGTAGTAGGCGCCGGTCGTGACGTTGGTGTCGTTCATGACGCCGTTGTAGAGCGACTTGTCCGGAAATACCAGCATGTGGTGCTGGGTGAGCTCAGTGTCCCCGCAGTGGAGCCGGTAGTCGGCATGGGCCGCCCAGTATTTCCGGCCGTTGATGGTCCAGTAGCCCCCGGCGCGGACCTTGCTGAAAGCCCCCGAGCGGATGTCCTGGGACTGCTCCGCTGTGAAGCTGGTGCCCAGGTCGTACTCCACAATGAGCGAGTTCGCTCTGGAGGCGCCAGGCTTGGTGAGGATGTCGGTCAGCGTTTCCAGGTCCTCGATCGCCTGGGCGTTTGTCTTGGTGTCGCCCAGCACCTCATTGAGGGCAGCGACCAGACTGGTCTTGTCCGCTGTCTCCAGCGTGCTCAGGTCGCCAGTGATGAAGGCGCCCAGCGCGGACAGCTTCAGGGCCTTGACGCCGGTGCCGTCTGCCAGACGGACCAGAACGATGTCGTTGCCGCTGGAGACTGCCGCGATCGCGGGCTCCTCATTGAAGCGCTTGCCGTTTTCGATGTTGATCTGCATGTTGTTTTCTCCCTTCTTATGCGTACATATATTTCCAGTCGACCATGACAGCATTGTCATCGTCGTCCAGGATCACGTTGCCATCATCATCCAGCAGCGGCGCGAAGAAGTCGTTGTGGATGTTCATGTATTCGAGCAGGCTGAGACGCTCGCCTTGCTCGTTCGTGATGTTGATCAGACGCCCGGCGACGTCCTCGTCGAGGAGCCCCTGCACTTCTGCAAACCAGGCGTTGAAAGCGTTCTGACTGTTCCGCTGGAACTCTTTCAGGGCCTCGGTGGTCGCGGTGAGATCCGCGTTGCCCTTTGCCTCCAGCTGCTCGATGTACTCGTCGATCGCCGCCGTGTAGCCGTTATAGGCTTGCGTGGCCATGTTTTGGAACATCTCGTAACTGGCGTCCGACTTCTCCACGAACTCCGTATAAAAAGCATTGAACTGATCATAGAAGACCTCCGTGTCGAGGTGGTCGATCAGCTGGGTGATGAAGCCGCAGACAGAGCTGTCCGCCCGGGTGTCCGTGATGGAGCTCTGGGTGATGACGCCCTGGTTGGTGCCGATGCTGACCAGAGCCAGGCCCAGCTCATAATAGTCGCCGCTGGACGGCTGGAGAAGCTCAGGCGGGACGGGGTTGGCCGCAGGTGTGCCGGTTTTGACGATGATCTCGCAGAGGCGCTCCAGGTAGTTGCAGCGGAGCACGACGCGGTCGATCCGGCTGTATTGTGTGGGCGCTGTCGCGAGCGCGTAGGTCTCCTCTGCCCCGTCATAGGCAAAGGCCCCGTTGATCAGGCCGAAGCCTGGGCGGATCTTTACGGTCAGGCCGGAACTGCCCGCGACGACCTGAAAACAGTCCCCGGGCAGAGCCAGCACCCCGTTGGTGAGCAGCTTCGCAAACAAGAGCCGAAAGAGCTCTGACGTTTCTGCTCGGTCAAAAATAGGCATACCCTCAGAGTCGACCCCGGTGATCTCTGAGTCAAAATATCCGTATCTCATAGCCATAATTTACGATGCCTCCCTCTTTATGATTTTTGTGATAGACGTCGCCATGTCATTGCCGAAGACCACGCTGAGCGTCTGCTTGCTGCCCTCGTAGACCTCCTGGATCTCGGTGATCCGCTTGGTCGTCTCAATGCCGACGTCGGTGTAGCGGTAGGTGCAGAGGTCGCCCAGGTCGAAGTCTGTCATATAGACCAGATTGGCGTCCGGATCCACGTCGCTGTTGACCGTCTCCACTTTTTCGTATTCCGCCAGCTTTTCCAGGCCGCGCTGCCGGAGCAGCTGCCGGTATTGTGCCTGGGTGTAGGTGTGCTCGCTGCCGTTGTCGTCCGTGTAGGTGCTCTGCAGGTCTCTTGCGTCCACATAGAGCTCCCGGCGTTCCTCGTTCGGATTGCTCCGGATGTCCACCTCCACGATGACCCGGGCGGCCCCTTCACCTTCCCCGGCCACATAAGCGAAGTTTTTGCACTCCGACTCGTCCCGGTCATAAACCGCATTTTTGACATTGTAAAAGCTGTCGGAGAAGATGGCCCAGCTGTTGACCTCTTGCGCGTCGGTTCGATCCTTGCCCTGCCACACCACAAAGGAGAGGGTGTTGGCCTGATAGTCATAGGCGAGCCGGTGGCTGAGCTCCTGGGTCTTTTCGACCTCGTAGAGTTTGTCGCCCAGCCGGTCGCCGGTGGCCATGACGGTGATGCTGCTGCCGACGCCGGAAAGCGCTCCGAGCTGTAGGTGCGCGATCTTGCGGCCAGCGTCGGTCGGGTTGATGGCGAACTTCTGGACCAGCTGGCGGCCGATAGCTTCCGGAGTGCCGGTGATGTTGATCTGGGTGTTCAGGACCCGATCGTTCAGCAGCTCCTCCGAAAAATAGCCCTTGCAGTAGGCCGTCCGTGCGCCCTTGGCGTCCCGGGCAAAGTTGACTTCCCGGATGACGCCGAGATCAGTCCGGTCGCTCCGGTAGAGGTAGCGGCCGGTGTTCATAAGCTCAAAAAACTCGGCGGGAGTGTAGAGCTCAAAGAGGCCGGAGTCATAATAACGCCGGTCCCATATCAGAGTATTGAAAACGCTCACCACGCCGAGCGTGTCCATGTTTTTGTCGAGAATGATCAGCTGCATAGGCTATACCCCCAGATACTTCGGAGTATAAAAAAGGTTGACGTCCAGGTTGGTGTAGTTCCCATCCGCGTCATACTCCAGATAGTTGTCACCCACGGCGAGCTGGAAGGGCTCGCTCTGGCGGTCAATGCGCTGGTAGCAGTTGACGCCGTTCAGCGTGATGACCTGGTGCCGGTCGTTTGTGTCGATCAGCAGGATGTCGCCCTGCTGCATGACCACCTTGACCCTCATAAACTGGCCGGTGCCGGTGTTGGTGATCTTCGGGTTGGTAACGCTGCCCCGGGTAGCGATGAACTGGATCTGGACGCCGGTCGGGACGTCTCCATCGTTGGAAAGAACGACCTCCTTGTGCAGTGTCCGGTAGCCCATTGTCATGCCGCCCAGCATCAGCCCCCGGGCCTTCGGCGGATAGTCCAGCTTGCCCGTGGCTCTGGTCGCCAGCACCCTCCAGGGGAAGGCGAAGAGCGGGGAGATATTGGCCATGTTTTTGCCGAAGTTGTCGACGTTCAGCATATACGGATCCGGGCAGATCAGGTCGACCAGGATCCGGAGCTTGTTGTCCATGTTTTGAGCCGTGCCAAAAGTCCAGCCCTCCAGCTCGTACTCGATGTTCCGGCTCACGCCCATGTTGATGATCAGGGCGCGGCCGGTGTACTTTGGATTGAAGAACTGGATCACGCGGGCCCGGTTCTCGGGGTTGTTTTTGTTGCTCTTGAAGCTGGCCTCGATGTGGATCGGGCGCGGTTTGATCTTTTTGCCATCCACCGACGCCCCGTCCACCAGGGCGTTGTCCGACGTGCTGAGCTCCAGCTCAGAGGACTCCAGGCCCGTCACTTTGGTGATGTCGATGTCCTCGTTCGGGCCCATGCGGAGCGTCTTGCCGTTGCAGGTCAGCTCTATGGTGATTGTGTTTCGTGTCATTTCACACCTCCCACTATGTTCCGCAGCGCCTCGCGCTGGGCCTTGCTCACTTCGGAAGGCGTTGCCACGGGCACGTTGTAGGTGTTCTGCTGTTCCATGCGCTGGTCATAGTAAACGCTGGTGCCGGTCGTGGTCAGCGCTCTCGCACTTGCCGCGCCGGAGGCGTTCAGGTTCAGAGATCCAGCGGAAGCCGAGACAGCGGTCTGCATCTTTGCGACCATTTTCTTCGCCTGGAGCTGCATGTCTTTGACAGCGTCAGGCATGGCTTTCTCAAAGCCCTCACCGATGCCAGGAGGGAGCCAGCGGCCGACCTCGTCCCGGAACTCTGTCGACGGCGAGTTGATGCCCAGGGCGTCCTTAGCCGCATCCAAAAGGCTCGAAGCCAGGTTAGCGACCTTGTTCTTCAGCCAGTCCCAGCCGGAGCTGATGCCGTTCCAGAGCCCGCTGACGATGTTGCTGCCGACCTCTTTGATCTTATCGGGCAGAGACTTCAGCCCATTGACGACGGAGTCGAAGAGCTGCTTCGCCGCTGCAGCGCCCTTGCTGGCCAGCTCAGTGCCCCAGGAAACGACTTTTGAAGCCGCCTGGCTGAGATAGGTCCATACCTTCCCAGGGAGCTGCTGGAGCATGCTGGACACCTTGCTGAGCATGTTGCTCACGGCCGTGCTGGCATTAGAGACCATCTGCTGGCCCCAGCTGATGAGCTTGTTCACCGTATTGACCAGGTGCGTCCAGACCTTCCCAGGGAGCTGCTGCACGACGGTGACGACCGCGTTCAGCATGTTGCTCATGGCCTGCTGGGCCTGGGCGATCATATTGCTGCCCCATGTCAGCAGGTTGTCGAGGACCATCTGGAAGATCTCGGCCGCCTTGTCCTTCAGCGTGGCCAGCCCGTCAACGATCGCAGTAACGATCCGGGGGATGGCTTCACCGAGTTTGGACAGCAGCTCCGGCACGGCAGCGGTGATCTGCCCCCAGAGGTTTTTCGCACATTCGAGGACCTGAGGAGCCGCCGCGACGAGCGCGTCAACGATGGCCACGATGATGTCAGGGATGGCCGCAGCCAGCTCGACGATGATGTCAGGAATGGCCTCGACCAGAGCCATCAGGAGGTCGATCCCGGCCGCCAGAATATCCGGGGCGGAAGCGGCCAGCGTGGTCACGATAGAGGTCACGATCTCGGGCAGAGCAGCGACCAGCGACTTGATGACCACGGGCAGCGCGTCGACCAGAGCCATCAGAAGCTCGACCCCAGCCTCCAGGATCTTCGGGATGGAAGAGACCAGGAACTTGACGATCGAGTCGATGATCTTAGGCAGAGCAGCGACCAAAACCGGCAGGGCGTCGAGGATCCCCTGAGCCAGACCGAGGATCAGATCCAGAGCGCAGTCGAGGATCGCGGGCAGCTGGTCCAGGAGCGAGGTCGTGACATAGCTGATCAGCTCAACCAGAGCGGGCAGAAGCGACGGCAGCATGGAGCTGATGCCGCTCACGATCCCCGTAAAGATCGAGGTGAGCGTGTCCAGGAGCGAGCCCAGCCCGTCCCCTTCGATGAAGCCCGTGATCGTCTGGACGATCTTGTCAGCGGTTCCGACAAAGTCAAAGCTCAGGACCGTCTCCTGGAGCTGCTTCAGAACACTCTGGCCAGCTGAAAGCACGGCAGGGACGATGGC